ATAAAGATTGTCGACGACGTTAAACAGTTTAGTACCAGAAGTCATTGATCCAATCTTCTTTTATTAATTCCATACTATTATTAGCATTAGAAAAATGTACCATCTTAATAGTATCACAAAACTCGCCGCTCATAAAGTATGGCTCTTTCTTATTCACTTCCATATGCCAGTTCAGTTGTATCTTAAAATACTCATCTTCATGATGTTTAGCAAACCACTCCATAGGAAGCCAAACCCTATCCAATGATATGTGAGTATCAATAAAATTCTGTTCTCCATTTACTGGTCCATCGGCCAAGCCTTCTTTAATATAATATTCTTGCCAATGCTCAGGCGCCTTTTTAAATGTTGTCCACAGTTGATGTGTATCTCCCATATAGAACATCTGGAATCCACCATTGATTTTACAGAAAGATCTTAGGTTAGACCACCATCTTTCAAAACAACCAAAGGTTCTCTCTGGTAAATCATAATCAAGTATATCATCGATATTACCTGTAATAATCCAGTCGATATCAAGTATAAGACACTTCTCACCTGTAGGTATACCGCCGAAGTTAATCTTATGAAACTTTAGTTTATGCCATTGTAACTTGAACTCATCTGGATTATTTAATTGTATCACATTTATATCGGAATGTAAACCTTTTTTATCTTCGGTATAGCAATAAAGTTTAAATTCTTTTGTAGTATTGCGACTTATACTATTATATAATTTGTTTACATAATCTGCAGAGTACTTAGTACCGACTTTAAGAGTGAGTATGTGTATCATGTCATCCATTCTACTACGTCATTAACATTCGGCTTTGGAGGCCAGGAATCTCTTGTATATAATTTTTTATCTGGATAACCTATACTATACGTAAAAAGAAAGTCACTTTTTTCATTAGCAATAAAGTTTTTTTCTATACCCAATTTATCGGATCCCATAAAGCATTGACAAAAACCTCCACCTAAGTCTTTTTCTTTAGTTAAATAAGATAGTGTGGCTCCTATGCTTCCAGCCATTACTGCTACATCTAATGCATCTTGTCTTTCTTTCTGTAGATTATAAGCATTTTTTGATAGTTTTATTACGATCAAATACGGAGCTGTAACTTGATCATTAAACCTGTGGATGTTTGTATCATACTTTAATCCATACCCATTTTTAATCCCCTGATCTTTGTAAGCTTTATATGCGGTGGAAATACTATATTCTGGAAGTGGAAATAACGGTCTAGTACATATAGTATTTAATATCAGTTTTTGTTTTTCTTCTGCCCAATCAGGTCCATAAACTTGTAGTTTAAAGTTCCACATATTATTTTTTACTGGAGCATACTTAACAGTATCTGATAATATTTCTTCTATTATTGCTTTATCAGGTATTTTATCAGTAAAGTGTTTTATTTGTCTTCTATTTTTAATTGCATCAATATTAGTAGTCATTCGGTTACTCCTCCATCGTATGACCCAAATGCCCATTTTCTCTCATAGCACCAAAAGCATTTTTTGCATGGCTCTGTAAACCAATTAGTATCTTTTGGAAATCCAGTACAGCTTTCAGTTATATTATGCAGATCCATAATATCTTCTTGTTCATATAATCCGGCTAAAAACTTTTTATTAACATTTACAAATGGTTTATAATGACTTAAAGCTAGTCCCTTTGTATCCCAAAGGCAAGTATTTACCTTGCTTCTTCTTGGTTCCCAATAGACGTTTGGATCATCTTTACGCCATCCATCAAGTACATCCTGTGGAGGATTCATAGTAGTTCCTACGCATAACAATCCAAACATTCCTGTTTCAAACGCAACCTTTGAATGTTTTTCCATGTTAATAATCTTGACAACGCCTTTATCCATCATAGGATAATTCCACCAGCCTGGCTGATTTCGCTTCTTAGCTTCCTTTAGTGCTTCTGGATCGTCTCTAAATATTTCAAAATGGTGGCTTTCAGCAATATCAGCATCTGGAAATTTATTTCTAACGTATTCAATTACCTTCTCTGCTGCATCTCTTGTATGCGGCCGAGATTTTAAAGGATCATCTTCTAGCGCAACACAGCTCCATGGCTGAAGTGTTACGCCTTTTAAATGCTTAGCCATAAGATAAAATAACATTGCAGAGTCAGATCCGCCTGAAACTGATATTCCAATTTTAGTTGAAATAGCCTTATAGTCAAAATCAAAAAACCCTATACTTTTTCCATCAACGTTTAATTTCATAGTTACCTCTATTTTTAAATGATTTATCAGTACAGCAATATTTTTTACAAATCAATGGTGCATCTTTTGGTTGGTTAGTTAGTACATCAAAGAACTCATCCCACTCTTCTGATAATATAATATCTTCAACGCTATCTACATTATCAATATGTAAATGTGGTTTCATTAAACTTTCCATACCCTCAAATGTAGAACTATCAGCCCAACAACATGGAACAATATAACCTGTCGCACTAAGTGTAGGTTCCTTTTCAAATTTAACACAGCGGGGATATAACTTAACTTCTAATTTAGCAATTTCGTTATCTCGATCTATCCAATTGTTATCAGTCATTGACTATCTCGCCCATACGTTCTATTTCTTTTCCGACAACCCTATCTATAAAATATTTAGTAGGTTTCAAAGGATCATCATCAGTATACCATCTACTAGATTCTACTAGCATAAACTGTATACCATTATCCTTTGCCATTTTTTGTGCTTCTTCTATATTGTCTTCATTATAAGAAAACACTATATACTGCCATATAATATTATTTCCAGCATTTACGCCACGTATCATTTGTCTAAATACTGCTTCTCCATCTTGATTAACTCTATAGTTATGACTGTCTTTAGGTAATCCGTCAACTCCAAATACCCATCGGTGTTTTTTTATTTGAGCAACCTTTTCATATGATATATCCCACCATTTATCTTTTTTACCAAACCCATTCGTGGCTATCGATAAATCGGTTTGTTCATCTATAGCAACATCTAATAAACTATGCATATCAGAATGATATATCGGATCTCCCATTTGGCCGCACCACGATATTCTATTAAATACCTTTGCAACTTTTCTAAAGTTTTCTGCGGTTAAATCACCACCACGTTTATGTAAACCAGGCTTAGCTTGTCGCATACAACGAGGACATGCTAATACACACTTATCAGTGATATCGATATTAAATCCGATTTTGCGATATAATGGATGATCTGCCGGAGTCATAAAAAATACCTATTAAAACTTTTTTTCCTTGTGTCTATATCAGACTTTTGTATTCCATATATGTCAACATAATACAAATTAAAGGTCTTATCCTGTATAATAAAATTTCTAGGATGATAGTCTGTAACTGAATATTTGTTTTCAGATAAAACAAAGTCTTCAAATATTATGCTTCGAAAATGTGTATGTATCTTTGGGTCTAATATAGTACCTTTAATATACTCGCAATTAATAACTAACTGATCTTCTTTTCTTTCGTATTTCATATTAGGTATTTTAATTCTGTCATACGATATTGTATTAACGCTATTAATAATAGTAATTATCTTTTCTAGAGTATCATTACTAGCATCTTCTATTGTCTTTATTAATTCGAATTGAATAGTATGGCTATCATGCTGATACTTTGTCATGATCTATCCTGATATCGATCAAGCCACTTACTTGTTCCACAACTCTTATTACATACAGCAAATGCTTTACATTCCCATGCAACTTCGTATTGATCAGTTTTATTAATGTAAGAGTCAATAATATTACTAAGTTTATTTGTTCTAAAATTATTGTCAAAATCTACAAAATAATTATTTTCAACAGATGGGCTTTTAGGTGATTTAGGATTTTTATATTTCTCTTGCCAAAGATTTGATCCTGTCCAACAACATGGTGCAACGTCGCCATCTGCTGAAATGTAGATTTCATCTTCATTCCTTGCTTTACAGTTTATATCTCTATTAATATTTTTATGAACATATTCATTAATATATTTTTTGTTTGTAGGTAATTCTATTGGTTGTGATGTACTATCATTGTTACCTACACGATATGTCTTCTTAACTTTAAATTGTGAAAAACCCATCTTATTTGCAAGCTCTTCACATTTATCTATAGTATGTTCGTTATGTTTAAATGGTATTAATGTCCAATTAGCAGAGCCGCCAGCGTCAAGGTATGCCTGAGCATTCGCCATTATTTTATTCCATTTAGTTCCGACTCTGTAAATATGATTAGTATCTTCATCACCATCGATATGGAACTGAGCTTTAACTCCTGGACGTGCAATACTAGCCCATGCTTTAGGAGTACGCGGTCCACCATTTGTTGATATGATAACACGTATATTATTATCAGCAAAGTAGTTTACTATTTTAAAGAAGTCGGGGGCAGCTGCTGGATCACCAAAGTTCCCACAAAGATTTACTTCTTTAAGTGTAGGTACTTCTTTATGGATCTCTTTTATATCAGATAAGGTTAAGTCATGCCAACCTGACATTGCCATATGACCTGCTAATTTACCTTTGAAATCTCCAGTTCTTGGGCAAGCGGGACAAGCAGCATTACATCTATTAGTTATCTCAAGATGCATTTTCTTTATTGGTCCATTGTACATACTATACTCTTCCTATCACCATATATCGTGTGTATTTATCAAACTCGAGCTCGCCCTCATAGTATACCTCTTTTATATCGTATTGATCTGCAAGTTCTACAACAGAGCTAACACAATGAGTATGTTCATCTATTTCATAATAGTTATTACTCTGTAATGCAACAAAGGTTCCAGGATAGGATTTAAATGGAGGCATATGTTCACAAGATGTGTTTATAACAAACGAGTCATATGTAAACTCAGTGCTATCTTGAACATCAGCACGCACAATATCGTTATCTTTAAAATAAATATTTCTACATATACGAACAGCTTCTTCGTCTAAGTCATGTAGTTTTATTCTATCAACATTGGGATAGAAATCTAATAACTTAGGAATAAGAATATTGCCATACCATCCACCTGCAATGTATATTCTTTTGATTTTTGCGGGTAGGTATTCAAGTTTTTTATGAAGCCATTCTTTGCATTTAATCTGTTTAGCATCATATGACTGCGCTATGTCTGCAGCACGATGTGGAAACTTTTTAATTGCTCTTTGTGTTTGCTCATCCATATAAAACATGATATATAATCCATGATAAATGTTATATGTGTGAAATGGGGTACTAAGTATTCTGCCTCTGATGTTAATCGCTTAAAGCGTAACGTAGAAAAATACCTAACAATTCCACACAAGTTTATTTGCTATACCGAAGATCCTACAGATCTTGAGTGTGATATTATATCTATACCTGCAGATAATGACCTAGAAATATACTGGAATAAACTAGCAATGTTTCAGAAAGATTTTGCAGAAGGTACTTGTTTATATTTCGATATTGATATTGTTATACAAAATAATATAGACAATATATTAGATTATCTTTGTGACGATCTAACAATGATACGTTGTTACTGGAAAGGTGATACTGTAACCTATGGAGATTTGACTAGGTTTAAAGATCGTTATGATATGTACGTCAATTCATCTATGCTCTTATGGAAAGGCGGATCTCTTAGTAAAATATGGGAATACTTTGATGCCAATGCAGATTATTATATGGTTAAGTACAAGGGTATTGATAGGTTTTTATTTCATGAAGGATTTACTTTAAAGTATTTTCCACAAGGAATTGCCTATTCTAGAATACATGGAATAAAAGAAAACGATTATACTATTGAGATGTACTTAACTACTAATCATAATTTTGAGTTCTATTACGATCCAGATGCTTTAGTTTGTATGTTCAATGGGCCGACAACAAATGAAATGTATGAGCCATTTAAACATCATTGGGAGTAAGATCTTCGCACATCATTTCCCACATCTCTTCATTAGGAATAACAAAACCTAAAGTTAATCTTGGCTCATACGCCCGAGCGCAATGCCAGTATAACTTATCAGGTTCTTCGTTATGACCATAGTAACCTACCTTAGCAGTCCAACCTGGCTTATCATATAGTGTAATGATTTCTTCAGTAATTGGATCTTTATATCTAAACCATCCATCACCATTCTTTGTATAGGACATAAGAATATTATATCCTGGCACATTGTGATTATTGTGCCAGCTCATAAAGCCGTCTTTTGGGTAATACATTTTTACGGCATTAAATTGTGATCCAAAGAAATTATTCAATTGCTTTGTCACATCAATGATTTTGTCTCTGTATTCTAAAGGTGTTGATTTTATATCTGTTAGATCGATACCATATTTTTCTTCTGGGAAACCCTCATGTCCCTTTGCTTCTATATAATCTAGGTATTCATTGTCAGTATAATATTCATCTTTATCAGCTTTGCCGTGAATATTAATGAGATCTTGATCTTGTTCAAAAAACCATGTTGCAAATGGCTCTACAATATCTAAAACCTCTTGGCTTAATTTACCTTCAATTACTTTCATATTATACCCTTATAGTATGGTGATAAACTACGATAGGTTTATCTGTTTCATCTTCTCTATATGTATTAATAAAATTCCAGCGAGCATCATCATCTAAGAATTCACGTTTAATACTATAGTTAGTTTTATTCTGAAGCCACCAATATGTCCATTGATCCCAAGGCCGCAATTCTTCTGGATATAAATTAGTATCCCATTGCCACTCTCCAGATTCTTGTCTTAGATATCTAGCATACCATTCTTCCATAAATTGTATGGTCTTATCGTTCTTTTTGTATACAAACATTCCGCAATGATCAGTAAGATTTCCACCAGGAAATTCTGATATTTTACCAGAATATGGTCTAATCTTAGTAATCATTATATCAGCATCATTTTTAAACTGATCGAACAATAGACAAATATCTTCATGCTGAATTTCAGTATCAGCATCAAGGTAAATTGTAGTATCGTAAGGTGTTTTACTTAGAGCCCAAAGCTTGGTTCTTTTATTGTTTGGTACATCTTCAAAAACAATATTGTCAAATATATCGTATAGGTCATCTGTTACCCACTCTTTAATAGTGAATAGTGTTATATGTGCATCAGGATAATATTCTTTTAATGATATTGCAGAATATACTGCACCACTTAAAAACTTTTTATTGACTGATGCCGCATATATAAACCCGTTATTTGGCTTTTTTGTCTTTTTCATTTGTATCAAGTTCTTTCATAATAAGTAAAGAAGTAAATGCAGAAATTTCCATAAGACTAGAAGCTTTTCTGATACGTGATTTCAATGTGCGATCTTTAGAAGCTTTTACTTCATCTATTTCAAATGCTTCTAATTTAGCAGCAAATAATATACTAGCTTTGTCTGTTTCTGCTTTTTCTTTTTTCTGAGCTTCATGTAACTCAGCAGCCTTCTTACGTTCTTCTAAGTATATTTCATGCGATGCATCGATACCTTCTACTCCGAAAGTTTCCATAAGTTCTGCCCAGTCAGGATTACCCTCTTCGGTATCCATAACAGAAGCTTCAAGCTTCTCTCCATTTTCATAATGGAACTGACACTTAATTTTTGTTTTTTCTTCGTTTGCCCAAATTGGGTATTTAATTTCTCTATTTTCCATTATGATGTCCTCATCCATAGGCTAACATTTGATATGCTTTCTGTTGCAGTGTTTACAGTAGCTCCGGTATAATCTCCAGAATAAGCTCCAGCATAGCCATCGCTTGAATACGTTCTACTTCCGTCATAACTGCCGGTATATGTTCCAGTATAATCTCCGCTATAACTAGCTGCATAATATCCAACAAAGTAAGCGCTCAGGTATCTGGGGCTACCACCGTAATAAACAACGGTTGGGCCAAGATAACTGCCGGCATAAGCAGTACCAATATAAGAACCAGTATAAGTGCCGGTATAAGATCCAGTATATGTTCCAGAATATGTTCTGTCACCTGCATAATATCCGGTATAAGATCCGGTATAAGTTGCATCAGATACTGTTCTTCTGTCGTCGTGAAACGCATCACCTCTTCTTACCCATGTTCCACTAGCAGGAGCATTTTCTTGTACTACATATGTACCAATACCGGATTCTATAATTCGATTACTAAATCTTTTAACTAATCCTTTTATCTCAGTATCAGTCATTTCTTTTATTGAATCAGGTGTAGTACTTGTATCAAATTTAAGTGGACGTCTTACACTTGTATTAAATGTACCAGATTGCGAAGTTTTCTTCCAAAGTTTTGTAGTATTTTCTGTCACAGTTCCATCGGTATTAGTAATACGATCAGTGATTGTACCCATGCTCGACCATGTTCCACCTGATGGAGTACTTGGTTGTAATCTATATTGACCTAAGCCATAGTTATCTGCACTAGATGTTAAAAACGTCAAAGCTGTTGCAATAAGATGTGAATCTAAATCACTATTTGATGATTCTCTAATTCCCTCTAACGTTGAGTCCCATTTTAGTGGACGTACATAATCTTCTGTTTCAGTACCGTTATATTGAAAAAATGTTGATGTAGTGCTATATGTGTCAGTACCAACCGGATGTGCACCAGGACCAGATTGACGTCGGGTATCTACAAAGGTTCCAATAGCAGTTGTTCCTGAAGGAATAGTTCCTCCTGTTAATCCTACACTTCCTGTATTAGTATCGCTAGATTGAAACTCATCAAGAATTCTCCATGCATGAGTAAAAATCTTGTTATCAGAAATTTCAATAAGCGACTTTGGTGTAGTGCTACCGTTTACTATTAGTGGTCTAGACATGAATTATATATCCTATGGGAATACGCGAGTGCCAGAAACGTTATATACATTAAGTGTAGGAGCAGCTACAACTGTGGTAGCAATACTAATTGAACCTAAGTTAGACATTGTGGCAGTACCAGTACAATCACCTGTTAGTGTAATTGTAGGATCGTTAACATCAAAGTTTAGTTTGCCATTATCATCATCATATGTTACGCTAATACCAGATTCAGTATTAGTAGGATTGACCATAGATCCAACGATATCTTGTACATTTTCAGTAAAGTCATCAATATTTGCTGTTGTATGATTATGAGAGTCATCTGCAACCGTTGTAGTAATAGTAACGTTACCAAGGTTTGACATAGTAGCAGAACCAGTAACGTCTCCACTTAATGTAATTACCGGGTCAGCAGTAAGAGCAAAGTCTAGTGTTCCGTCACCGTCACCGTCACCGTCCTGATATGTCACGGATAAACCTGTTTCAGTATTACCGGTGACCATTGCGCCAACAATATCTTGCACCGCTTCACTACTTAGTGTAGTAGCGATACTAACATCACCGAGATTAGTCATGGTAGCAGAACCAGTGGTATCACCAGTTAAAGTGATAGTTGGGTCATTAACATCAAAGTCAACTGTTCCATCGCCATCTTGATATGTTACGCTAATACCTGATTCAGTGTTACCAGAGAACATTGCTCCAGCAGTATCTTCAATAAATTCTTGAAGTCCAGTAATATTTCCTGTTGTATGAGAGTGAGCATTGTTCGCAATAGCTAATGTAATTTTACCTGTCGCATCGTTATATACTGCAGATATACCACCAGATTCAGCATTACTAGTGAACATTGCACCTACAAGGTCTTGAGACCATTCAGAGAATGTATATCCATCAGCATCAAATACTAACTCAGATCCAATTGTAAGATCACCAGATATTTCATTTGCGCCCTGAAGATCTAGTCCAACAGTAATAGCTGTAACACCACCGGCTCCACCGCCTGCACGCAAATAACGTGTGTCAGTATCTTCACCACTATACCGTAGAGTAGTAGCATTAGCAGAACCTAATACGTCAAACTTATATGTACCAGGTGCTTTACCTACACCAACATTACCATTAGAAGCACTTACTGTTATTCGAGTTACATCAGATGCACCAGTTTTAATTAGCATATTATCTGAACCAGAAGAGATACCTAAGTCATCTAATGTTAATAGTCCAGTTAAATCACCTACACCGTCTCTACGTAAGTATTCAGCATTTAGAGTTGATACACTACTTGCAGCAAATAGATTGTTTAAGGCAGAAATAAGTGTTGTATCAGAACCGTCATAGTCATCTGCCATGTCTCCACCGATTTCGGCTTGTGCATCATCAGCAGTTACTTTTAATTCGTTAATAGCCGCAGTTAAATCATTTGCAGTTGTGTTAAGTGACATATTACCAATGTCAGATTCGTGCTCATTAATAGCACCTGTCAGAGTAGATGAAGCTGTATCAAGTGTATCATTACCTTGTTTAGCATCTAGTTCATTGATAGCTGCAGTTACATTAGTACCAGTTGTCGTAAGAGACATTGTACCAAGATCTGATTCATGTTCATTGATTGCATCAGCAAGAGTAGTAGCTGTAGTATTTAAAGTCTGAGTAGTTTCTACAAAATCTTGTACTAGTTTAAATTCAGAAGCAAGTGTAGCTGCAGGAGTACCGGCGATTGTAGCAGTATCGATATTACCGCCGGTCTGGCCAGTAACCGTAATAGTAGCATCGTTGACTGTATCTACACCGCCGAGATCAGATCCTTTAATAAGAATAGTATCACTATTAGCATAACCAGATCCAGCTTGTGTAACTGTAACTCCATATGTTCCAGCAGTATTTGTTACAGTAAATGTAGCAGCAGATCCTACAAAGTCATTAGCATTAATACCATTAAGTCCAGTAAAAGTTGTAGTAGCATTGTTAGTAACAGTACTACTTACATCTCCGAGTTGACTACCAATCTCATTTGTTTTAATACGCCACTCGTTAAACGTATTAGTATTTTGAATCTTAACAATGGCCATTTACATTCTCTCTAATAGTTGTTTTAAGATGCCTTTTATTTCTTGCACCTCAGATTGTAACTCTTCTATTTTATTTTCTTTTTCGAGAAACCTTTGTCTGGCCTCCCGTGCTTGCTGCGCAGCAGATCTATTCTTATTTATAATAGCACCAGAGCGAGAATCCCGGTATAATCCAGGATTCCCTTCTACAGGTATATGTATTTGTTTACTCATTATACAAGTGCTATCGCTCTGAGTGCCTGCCCTTGTGGTACAAAGGCCGGGTTTTCTGATTTCATAACGATCTTAAGTGCAAAAGCTTTAAAATCTTCACTTGGATCAATTGACCATTCTACCTCTTTAAACTCTTCTACATCACTTACTGGAATAGGACTATTAGGAGAAGCAAGGGTCCAAGATGTAGCTTCGATGGCCGTTTCATCTTCAGCAGATTTATAGTAAACATCAAACTCAGTATTGTTAGGTTTTGCAACGTCAATAAACACTTTAAGAGTTGACGAAGCTTCGTCAAGCAATACTGTTTTTGTCACGTACTTAGCTAATGCCGAACCAGTATCAGCTGTATTTTCTGCTACATAATCAGCGACCACATTAAATCCAGCAGTTGCTGATCCAACTGGTCGATCAATACGGTTACCAATAGTAAATACCGTTGCACGCTCAAGATCAACTGCCGGGGATAAATTAGCCCTAGTAGACGTAAACGCTCCTCTTACAAACATTGTAGGAGAACTTTTATTATCGCTAGTAGCAATTACTCTAGTAGTATCAGTATACATGGTTTCATTTGGAATGATTGGACTAAACGCTGTATCTAATACGTATGGAGTACGTGCTGTTTCAGTAAGTCCTAAACCAGATGATGTCTTTGCAGACCAAGTAATGTTTGTATTGTTTACAAGTACCTGTTGTATATTCGCTTGGAATGCTTGGAATGCACGGTTATCAGTTGCGACAACTGTTCCTGCACCACCAATACCTGTTGTTCCAGCAGTGGTTGATACTGTAATTGTATAAGAGTCTTGCTCAACATTATCTACTACATGAGTAGCATTCAATTCACCAGCTGGAATACCATGTACTGTACCTTCAACTCCACTAATAGTAACGCTTGAGTTAACGCTCGCATGTTTAAAGAATCCATGGTCATCATGGTATACTCTAACCTGATTAGACCCTGATGTCATGCGTAGTGCATCATATCTAAGCTGTACTTTTTCTGGTTCATCATTCTTAAGAACTAGATTAGCAGTCGCTCCAGTAGTAAAGTCAGCGCGATGAATCTTAAACTTAAGATCTGCGTTTTGATCAGCTGTCCATGTAGAAGCGTTTTGAGATTTAAACATAACACCGGCATATGGCTGTTTATTGATCTTAACACCGGCAGTATCATCTTCTCCCATTACGGCATGCCATACTTTATACTTATTTGTATTAGCAAGAACAACAATACAGTATTCCACATTCTCTTGTAAGAATACCGGGGATTCAAATACAAACGATGTCGCTGTTGCACCGGTTGCTGAGGTATTAACATCGGCAGCGTCTTTAACTACTTCACCAAAAGGAGCAATCCTAGGTGATGGGAAACCATTTGACATTTCACGAATCTGAACAGTGACAGGAATATTATCATCTTTTTCACCGAAGAAGATATCAGCTTGAGTAATATAAGCTCCACCTACTTCGTCGATCAAGAATGATTGAGCTAATGGATCCCACCAACCTTCTTGCGTACGTGTACGTGTATTTGTAATGATTCTATTACCAGTTACATTTGATTGTTCAACGCGCGGTATTCTAGTTGATAAGAATACTTCTTCAACATTATCGATTAAGCCTCTTGCAGTGTATGTTGCTTGTGCTTCTGTCGTATTATTATTTGCGTTAGTCGCAGAATCTGTAAGTCTAAATACTCTAGACCCGGTATTAAAGCGTCTAGCTGCATGGTTAGGAATAAAGAACGATCCTGTTACTTTACCGGTACCATCAGTGATTAGAGCTCCAGCAGTACCAGGATGCGATGTAATATTATTTAATCCAGTAACCACACTTGTATTATTATCTGACCAAAGCGTGTAAGCTTCTTCTTTAACAAAGTCAGCGACATTAACACCATCAAAGAAAGCATACACTTGAGTATTTGGTTTCATTCGAGTTGCGCTAAATGAAATTTGTCGAGACCGAATGAATGGAGCAATATCGATAGATACTACTCTATCACCCTGTGATTCAACTTGAGTTGACCATGCCAATGCTGTAGTTGTTCCTACACGTGTTTGATTTTCTGTTGTAGTAGAAGTAATTGTTCTAAATTGACGCAAACCACCGCCACCTCCGAGACTCTGTTCTCGTGTCTGTATCCAGTTTCCTGTTTGAGTCTGAGTTCCAGTCCATTGTGTTTGCCAGTTATTCCATACCGTACCAAATGAAGTTGTTTCATTAATTTGTTGGAGCATAGCTTCCGAAACACCGGCGTTATCAATTGTAACACTGGGGCGTCGGCGAGTATCTCTCCACTCATCAGATGATGGTGAAAGATCTACAGAACCCTGCCATGTAAATACATCATATGGGTTAACATTAATAAGAGACGAGGCCTGTGGCTGATTAACTAAATCGGCATTACTATATGGTAATGTAACTAAGTCTCCAGTTTTTTGTATGCCAGAAGAACTACTTGCATCATAACGTAAACGTGTTGCTTCTTGAACAAACTGCGGACGTAGAATGCCGTCATCAGGATCAATGGCTGCTCTATAATCAGGCGATTTTACATCGGCAACATTATAAGACTTAAATGAGTCTACAACAAATCCGTTCTTAAAGCGCTGCAATGCACCAGTTGAGTCAACAATTTGACGGCCTGATGCTTCTTTTTCAAGGAATGAAAGAGATGTATAATATTCTAGAGTATTAACTCGACGTTCAATCTTACCAATATCACGCATTGTATAGCGCTTATTATCAAGAATAGTAATTTGTACTTCATCAGGAGTAAGAGTATAAGCTGGTACTAATAGATGATAAAGAACCATTGCATCTTTCGGATCATCTGGCAATTCAGGATTTAGACCTGATACACCTTCGATAACTCCAAATTCACCGTTCTTATCTAAGAATACTTTATCCCTACGATTCAGATAGTATTGTACATCTGTTGTAAATGTAGTTGCAGGCTCTGGCACAAGTTTAGTAACAGCTCCTGTACCACTAAAGTTATTACCAGCATCTGATACTCTTGGTCGGAAGTCAATAGCAGAACGAAGTTCTACAACTTCACCTGTTGATTTAACCGTATAAGATGGAATATCCTCATATGTTACTGTATTGCCATCATCATCTGTCAAACCAGAATATGAATCAACTGAGAAGAAGTCGCCCGTACCATCGTGAGTAAAGAATTCATACTTAATAAGGAGACGTCCAGTAGGAACAAAGTTTGTTTCAGGTTTAATAGTAATCTTTGAGATACCGTAGAAGTTATCCTTTTGACCATTGTCAAAGTCATAATATTCTTTTACATCTGTATTTGTATCAGCAGCATCGGTACTAAAATCAGCTGACATATAAACAGCTAGTAGACGATATCCATCAGCCTTACCCAGTTGTAAATCACCTGCTTCAATTGTTGCTTGGTTAGTAAATGCTACCTGATGAATATTTTGAGAACCGTTACTTGTTAATGATTTAGAATCATGATCAAGGGTTTTCTTTACGCCAGCAATTAATTCTACTGACTCACCATTATACGATGTTAAACCTGAAATATCAACTGACTGGCTATTACCTGAGATAGAGATATCTCCTGAACCTAAGGTAACAATCGTACCATTAGATGATCCAGAAGTAACAGCAAGAATCCAGTTGTCTGTATCGAATGGTTCGAATAATTCAGTAGATCCTGACGTAGTAAATGTAGCTTCCCCAGCAGATACTGTATCTGCACCAAACTTTTTATTTGAAAAATACACATAGTTAAAATCACCAGTACCATCATCGCATGTTTTAACACGGTTGAACGGTAAGGTAAATACCATGGTATTTCTAGATGGCTCATTAAGAACTGCTTTAGAATTCACAAGAGTAACATTACCACTAAATCCAGAAGATTGAATAGATTTGACAGCAGTAAATGATTGTGAAGCATTCATCTCAATATCGAAAAGGTATACTTTAAAATCAGTTCCATCTTTTTCGATACTGCGTACGCGGGCAAAACCAATAGTAGAGCCACCGCCTGAAGCTGCAGACTTAAGATTAACTTGTCCGAATGTTGTAGTATCAGGAAGACCAGTTACTGTAGAAGCAGTTAGTCTTACAAAATTACCAATAACAGAAGATACAGAAGCACCTTCAAACAATGCCGCTTCACGAGATTTATTTACTGAAAGATTTGTGGTAGATAGCGTTTCAATTTCGTAACCACGAACATAAGCTTTTGATGGCTCAATGGCAGCAACTAATTTGGTTGCATCTCCTGGAGTATTTACATCAGTATCTTCTTTCATTGAAACTTTAAAAGGTCGTACTGTATAATCACCTGATTCATCAAATGTACGACGAGCTAGTGTATCCTCGATTACATTATAATCAGATTCACGTACTTGCTTTTGAATTTTACCGTTAACAACACGAAGTAGTAGTAAGAAGTTATCAATAGTAGAAGCAAAGTTAGCTTGAGTTTTTAATTCTGTTTTGATTGAATATCGATGTGCACCAGGAGCAGCATAGTTAGGTGTTCCTGTTGCATTATCGTTTAGTGTAGAATCTTCTGCTGAAGTTGTTACTGCTTCAGTAATTTCTAAACCTACATCAAATGATACGTTATTAGTATACTTAGAAAGGAGTAATGTTGAGCCTTTAACGACAACAAAGTGACCTCTGATAAAGTAAATACCTTCTTCAACTTGAACTAATGCGCCATAACCAGTAGGAGTAGTTGTTCCGACTGTTGCAGTTATTGTGCCATCATCATATGAAGATGTCGTATTATTCCATACTTGCTCTGTAAGAGAGTCTGAAGCAGAAAATGTTTTATCAGTATTAGTTGCCCCATTTGAATTTTGATAAACAACATAAAGCGTATCAGGATCTGATCCAGTCGCAGCGACTGCAGCAATAACTTTAGCACGTAATCCATCAGCATTTTTAAAATGCTTTCCGACTATACTATCAGTAACTGCGGTAGATACTGCAGATAGTTTAACATAGTCCGCATAGTTATTATATGCGTTACCACCAGGAATTACAAGTGAACCCTCTTTGAACATATGGTTACCAAACTGTGTAACCTGATTTTGCAGTATTGACTGGAGCTGTGTTAGCTCCCGGGCCTGTACAGCAATCCCTGGACGAAAGAGTACTTTATGATATTTTTCCTGAGGCGTAAGAGTATCAGCTCCTGCCTGTTGGAAATCATCGTAGTATGGATCTACGTTAAACTTAATTGCCATTATTATTTTTCCTTAGAATTCAAGTACTAGTTTTACTGTTTCGATTTGGTCATCAGCTCTATTAACCGCAGTACGATTTTCGAGGAAGACAACTTCTCCTGAATCGTGTTCTACACCGGGGTTACCTACAGCAGTTACATTTCGTGCAGTATTACTAGTACCATCGATTTTAACGTTATCGCTTGTAGTAAATGCAGTAAACCCTGAAGTTTCATCTTGATGATAATATAAAATGCCATTTGTTGCATCATAGTCATCAATGATACCTTTTGCTCCAGTAGAGCTACCAACAATTACTGAGTCATTTGTAAATTCACCAGCTGCAGGAGGACCTGATAGTGTCAAGCTATATGTTGCTCGCAATGAACCGGCAGATGCCACTGTAGTTGTTCCATAGTTAAATGGATTACGAACCAAACCTAACTGACGGAATTCATTTCCAGTAATAAATGTATCGTTCTCATCACCTGTTAATGATTGGTTAATAGTGATATAATGCGCACGAAGATCTTGGCGAGGATCATATCCAAATCCATTTCTAGGACCTAAGATTGCTCGGGCTGTTGCACCAGAACCAGAACCGTCAGAAGCAATTGTTACCTTTGCTTTAGTATATCCAGAACCTGGATTACTTATAAGAACATTTGTAATAACTCCACCTGCTACAATAACATTTGCATCAGATACAGTTGCACCTGTACCGTCTCCATTAATAGTAACAGTAAAGTTATCAGAAGCAGCGTAGCCCGTACCGCCTGCAGTAATTTTAATATTATAAATTGCACCATCAATTGCAGCTTGTTTTACAGCCCATTGATCTTGAAGGGCCTGAGCTGAAGCAGCACCAGGATCAGAAGCAATATCCTCGGTAGGAATAAATGCTGATGTTAAGAATTTATTTGCAGCTGTTGTTGATAGCGTGTACAAGTATTTCCAAATATAACCATCAGATGCAGTATTATCAATAACTCCAGCAACAGTAACACCTGTATTATCTGGGTTAGTAGTTGATGCACCAGGACCAGCTTTAATGCAAAGCATGATATGATTGTTATCTGTAATTACATAGAATTTCTTAGATTCTAGTGTAGCATCACGGTCATCATATTCTGCATACGTCGTACCAGAAATCCACTGATAACGAGGAGCAGCAAACTGCAAATCGGTAGTAGCTAATTTCTTAAGCGATGTCATATTTTGCCATACATTAGTAGTATGAGAATATGTGTTGTCGAAAGGCGCATCGGGTGTACTGTCATCCGTCCACGCTGATGAACGGCCAACAAACAAATAATAATTGTTCGCTGCCGCTTCAATGTCAGCTACAAACTGCTTAGCAGCTCTTAGCCTAAAGTTTTGGGTTACAATGGCGGCCATTGATTTTGACTCCTATTAAATGTCTGATATAGTAATTTCCGCAGTCGCGTTTATATCTATTGTTTTATTTATAGCCTCAGAAATGGTGTAATTCGCAAAGTTCGAATTTGGATTAGGTAACAAGAACTTTAAATCTTCTAAGTATTGCTTCGGCCCTATTTTGTTTTGTTGTCGTGTATTATCATTTATAATTTGTTCAGTAAAGTATACTGTTGCTAAATCAGCGGTATAACCAAGATCTGAACTGACAACACCATGACCAGTACGAGTTGCAATTGCCTGAGCATTGATCTCTACTGGAGGTATAATAATTGGAACTGGAAGTCCAGCACCAAGTTGTAAGCCAGGCTGATCGAAAGGCATGGTAGTGCCCGCTTGACTTTTTTCAAGTATCTCAATGAAGAGAAGAATCTCACCAAAGAAAATAAATCCAGCTGGGTGTACCAACCGGTTAAATGCGTTTTTCCACTGGTCAATGTTTGCACCAGTTTTAAGAATATATGAGAACTTTTGATACTTAAACGAATCTTGAATTCTCTTATCATCAGATACAAATGACCTTGAAGTTGATCCTGAACCTGAACGGTATACTTTAACTACATCTCCGTCTGATAATGCAGGAGTAAATGTAAGCTTATATGCTAATGTTTGTGTGACACTATCCTCATCTTCTGGATCGTCACCACTGTATGTTCTAAAGTATGTACTAGACTTCCACGTATTATTAAGTACGCCATTTACAAACACAATAGGCGTGTTATATAATAGCCAAAAGTTATTATCATCTTGGCCAAATACTTCTGATGTTGTTCCAGAGACAGTAAATGTATTTGTTGGTTGATAGCTACCAGGGTTTGCTTTTACATCATCTGCAAAATCTGTCCATGGGTTATCTGACGGAATAAACATATCTTCTTTTGGAAAATATATTTCTACTTCGTCATTAAACAACAGGTTAAAAAATGATACGATAGAATCTGGAGTACCACGAGACTGATAGAAATCAACAAGCTTAGTATAAAATAGTCTAGGATCGGCGGCAAAAGAACGAGGTATAGAGATACCAATCTCTTGTTGTAGGTTTGTTAAAAACTGTT